CCAGGACGACGAGAACACCGGCAAGTGGCTCGTTCACAGAGATGTGGACGTAGCCTTCGCGGGCGAGGCCGACGTCGAGTTGTCGGTCGAGTTTCTGGCAGAGGCTTGGATCAAAGACGCCAAGGAAATGGTGGGCCGCAAGAGAAACTTGGTAATGTCGTTTCCTGCTGACGACGAGGGAGAGGGAGAGGGGTTCTCCTTGAGCAGCAAGGCCGTGCTGAGGCAGATGAGTCTCGGCGTCAGCACGGGGGAGTTCGTGGCCGGAAGCGCCACGTTTCGGTTGTCTGGAGACTAGAACCCCGAGGTAAGTGATATGGCTCTTTCTAAGAGCGCGATTCTGGCGGCGGAAGACAAGAAGATGATCGACCACGAAGTCCCCGAGTGGGGCGGGTCGGTCAAGTTGCGGGTGATGACCGGAACGGAGCGAGATCGCTTCGAGTCCGAGTTCGTCGGCGGCAATAAGAGCGTGGAAATGGTGCGGGCGAAACTGGTCGCCAAGTGCCTGTGCGACGACGACGGCAAGCGGCTCTTCACCGAGCAGGAGATTCCGGAACTGGGCGAGAAGAGCGCCGCCGTTCTTGATCGGCTGTTCGCTGAGTGCATGAAGTTGAACCGCTTCAGCAAGTCGGACGTCGACGATCTCGCAAAAAACTCCTAGACCGCCCCCGCCGGCTCTTCGAGTTTCGGCTCGCACTGGCGTTAGGGCGGTCTCATTCCGAACTTCTCGCGACGGTAGACGCTGCCGAACTCGCAGAGTGGGAGGCCTACTGGTCAATTGAACCGTGGGGAGACGAGTGGCGTCAGGTCGCTCGTCTCGCCACGGCTCTGTGTACGTCATGGGGCGCGAAGAATCTCAAGGAAGAGATGATTATGCCCAGCCACCGGAAGCGAGAGCAGACTCCGGTCGAGATGTTCGCCGAACTTGGAAAGTTGGCGAACGCTAATCGCGCCGCGCGTGAAGCGAGGGGCGGCTGATGGCGACGATCGGCGACATCACTGTAGCGTTTCGCTCAGACATCGATGGCCTAGAGAGCGGCATCGAGAAGGCGATTGAACTCTTCAGGGAACTGAAGGAGTCGGCCGATGAGATCAGCGGAACCCTGGAGGACGTCGAAAAAAAGCGGATTGAGATCGAGACCGCCGTAGATCGGCAGCAACTCGACGCCGTGCAGGGTGACATCGAGTCGTCTGCGGCGACGCTGGCCGTGAAGGCAGGGTGGACGCAACGGCAGTCGATCAAGTGAAGGAGGAGGTGGAGAAAAACCCAGCCACGGCAAGAGTTGAGATCAAAATCGACTTGCTAGTGCTGGAGAAAGTTCTCGACTCGCTCAACACGCTCATCGAGTCCCTCAAGGAGAACATCCTCGACCTTGGAAGGACTGCTCTGGGCAAACTGCTCGCACCGCTTTCGACGCCGTTCAAGGTTGCCGGTGTCATGGCCGGAACCTACGCCAAGGAACTTCGCGGGGTCGCGAAAGAAACGGAGGCTTTGTCGAACCTCTCTTCGAGGTTTGATATGACTTATAACTCCCTGGAACTCATTTCTGAGTCCGCCTCCAGGGCTGGGGTCTCGATGGGCCTTTTGGCAAAGTCTGCCCAGGGTCTGCTTCAAAACGTCAGCAAGGTGCGATTCGGGCAACTCGACAGCGAGCCAGCGCGCGAAGCGCAGATTGCGTTTAACAGGCTCGGAATCACGGTCGGAGAACTGACGTCACTGAGCCCTGAGCAAGTCTTCGACCTAGTCTCGAAGAAACTCGTTGGCGTGAAGGATGCTGCCGATCGGGCCTCGATCGCATTTGACCTGTTCGGCAAGCAGGGCTCCGCGATCCTCCCCGCCCTGGCTGGCCTGGAGGAGGCCCGCAGGGACATGGAGCGGTTCGGCAGCGCGACAAACGAGATTGACTTGTCGCGGCTCCAGGGGCTCGACAAGTCGTTCGACCGCCTGTCCGCAGCGTCCGCAGCGCTTTCGGGAACCATGCTTAATGGGCTGGTGCCGATCCAGACGGGCTGGAACAACTTTCTCGCAGACCTAAAGGGCGGCTTCAATAAACTGCTCGGCCCAATCATGACCATGATGGCCTCCTTTATGGTCGGATGGCAGGTCTTTTTTGAGGTCGTCGGCAGGGGCGTCAACATTGTCCTCCGACTCGCTGGCGCCGTCGCCGAAGTCGTGACCGCGATGACGAACGCGCCTCTCCTGGCGACAGGCTGGCAGGCGCTTGGCAGCGCGATCATGGACGTCTATGCCATGATCGAGAGACTGGTCTCTATCGTCGAGAAGGTGGCAGGCGCCATTTCCTCAGAACTGGCGCCATCTGCCAAGAATCTCAAGGAGGGGATCGATATCACGGCCCCGGCCGAGTCGTTCCAAGCGTGGGGCCAGAAGTTGCTTGTGGCCGGGAAGTACCTCGGGGCTGTGATTGTCACCTTGGGCGTAGCGCAAGCCGCGGTCGCCGCTTTTGGCGCGCAGAGCGCGGTGACCGCCGCGCTCGTGACCGCGAGAAACGCGATCATGAGCCTCTCGTTTAGCGGCGTCTTGGCGGCGGCCATCGCGGCATTCAAAACCATCACCATCGGCGCGACCGGCATGGCGGCGAAGTACGTCGCCGCGATGATTACGATGGGAACGACGACGCTCGCGGGCTTTATCGCGCCTTTCATTGCCAGCGTTGCGTCGTTTGTGACTGGCAGCGCGGTAATCGCAACGTCGGCAACGGTTACTGGCTATGCCGTCGCCGCCGCGTGGGTGGTGGCAACGCTCGGAATCGCCGCGCTGATCGTCGGAATCATCGCCTTGGTGCAGAACTTCGACAAGGTCTACGACTACTTCGCGAACTTCAGCGAGAACGCAAAAGACTTGTTTACGCTTGATGGCCTCGTGGACATGGCGAAGTCCATCGGCAAGGCCCTGTGGAACGTCTTCATGGAGATCGGACGGGGGATTTTAGGGTGGTTTGCCGGAATCGCCCAGAGCATCGCCGACGCGGTCATGGGCATCGAGACTCCCGAGATCGCCAATGCCGCAAAAGCCGACGCCGAAGAAATCGCAGCCGTTCGCCGCAAGGCGCAGGAGGCTGAGTACGAGCGGGCGAAGAAGATTGCCGATCAAGTGAACAGCACTTCTCGGACGGCCTCTCAGGCCACCTTCGGCATCGTTGACATGGGCGAGATGGCAACTCCCGAGATGCCGGTCGATGAGACTGAGGCTGTGGTCGCGGCCATCGAGTCGAGTCGCGACTCGATGCGAGGTGCGATCGTCGATGCCGCCAAGTTTGGCGAGACCGGCAAGAAGGCCGCCCTCGACGCGCAGCAGCGGTTCGCCAAGTTGCAGGAGCAGTTGGCGCTCGGCACTCTGAGCCCAGAGAAGTTCGAGGAGGAGGCAACCGCGATTCGCGAGTCTCTTCAGAAGAATCTCGGCGACCTCGACATCCTGACCGACTCCGACATCTTCGACTTCGCCAAGGCCGCGCAGGACGCAACCCAAAACGCACTAAAGGAGATCAACAAGATCGGCCGTGGCCAGGATTTAGGAAGCACGTTCTCGGCGTCGCGATTCTTTCCGACGTCCGACGAGATCAACGCCGAAGCCGCGAGATTTCAAAAGGAGTTCGAGCAGCGAAACAGGGAGATCGCCGAGAGGCTTGCGTCAGGTGGCTTCGGGGAGGGCCAGCAAGCCAAGGACGCTGCCGGCGAGGCCTTGGCTGCAAGCCAAGAAAAGTTCCAGCGGGACATGGGCAAGATCGAGGCCGACGTCTCGTTCGCCAACGACATCCGCAAGTCTCTCGAAGACGCCTTCTTGTCTCCGCTCCAGAAGTACGAGAAGAGGCTCAAGGAGATTCAGGACAACAAGTCGCTGACCGATCAAGAGAAGTCGCTCGCGACCGTGCAGGCCAATCAGCAGATGGTGCGAGACACGTTTGGGCAGAGCGCCGGGCGGTCGCTCCGCGAGCGCGAGGAGTTGTTCGCCAAAGCCAATACCGCCGACCAATACGGCCGCACGGCGTTCTTCTCGGAGACCGGAAATCGAGCAGAGGCCCAGGCCCGGTCGTCGGCCGCGCGGACGCAACTCGACATGGAGCGAAGGAGCGCCGCCGGGCTCGATCCGACCATCACGCAGCAACTCAAGGCTGGCTCAGACAAGATCGCCGACATCTTCAATGTCACCGGCCTGTCTGTCGAAGAGGTGCAGAAGAAACTGTCCCCCGAGCAGTTCGCCGAGTACCAAGAGGCGATGAAGAAGAACCGCGATCGGGTTCTGGAGTCGCTCGGCGTCCAGAAGGCAGGCATCGTGGTGCTGGGAGACCTGAAGAAAGACCTCGCCGAGGCGGGCGCAACGGCGGGCCAGACGGCACAGGCGATGCGGAAGGCCAACGAGTCCTTCATGCAGTCGCTCGGAATCGAGCAGACCCCGTTCGAGAAGTTCTCCAGCGCGATGGACAACATCGCCGAGCAGTTCAACATGGCGGGCGTGCCGCTCGACCAAGTCCGCGAGCGGCTCAAGGGCAACGCCGAGCAGTTGTCGCAGTTTGACCGGGCGGTCAAGGCCGCGAGGGAAAACCTCCTCGCCTCTCTTGGTGTCGAGAAGTCTCCGCAGCAAGTCTTCAACGAGACAATGGCGAAGATCGAAGAGGCGGAGAACTCGACCGACCCCAGCAAGCGGATCACGCAAGAGGAGGCAAATCAGGCGCGACTCGAAGCCACTCGCAGGCGAGACGAGGCGCTCGGCGCCGGAGACAACGCGAACCAGTTCGGCGCCGACTTCGTCAAGCGGCGGAAGCAAATCGATGAGGCGTTCGGCGGCGGGAAAGACCCTGAGAAGTTCGCCTTGGCAATGGAGGAACTCAACAAAAGCATCCCCGGCGCGGAGCAGTCCTCGCCTCTCGTGAAGTTTCAAAACGAACTCGCAAAACTCGAAGAGGTCAGGGGCATCATCGGCGAGGACGCATTCAAGGAAAACAAGTTAGCCCTCCAGGCTGATCTGCAAGAAGGCCTCAAGCCCGCCCTCGAAGCCGTCGCCCCCGACCGTCGCCAAGTTGGCGCCTCTGACGTCCGCTCGCGAGGCGGCGTGGACACGTTCTTCAGGATTCTTCAGGGCCGAGACAATCCAAGTCTCAAGGCGCAACTCGCGATCGCCCGCAACACGCAAATCCTGGCGGACGCCCAGAACGAACCCGAGGCGGTCGCAGTGATCGCGCAACTCTCTGCTAGGTAGCCAAGATGCCAGAGCCAAATCCCGTCGGTGCGCCGTGGAACGTCGGCCTTCCAGGCCTGCTCGACTGCCGCGAGTTGTTCCGGGGCCGATCCCGCTCGGCAAACCTCGAAGGCGTCCCGCAGTACGTTCGCGTTTTTCTGGTGCGAACGACGGTCATCAATCCCAACATGGTGTATGTGGCGGCCGCCCCGGGGATCGGCTGGCGAGACCCGTACCCTGACGATGCAGATGCCGTCCTCGTCGAGTCAAGCACGGCCCAGGACGGGGACAGCCCGTTCCACTACAAGGTCACCTACAACTACAGGTTTCTCGATGAGACGGAGAAGATTCCGTGGCATCGGCCCTCGCAGTATTCGTTCTCGGGGTCGCTCGCGTCCTCGCCAGCCTTCTGGCATTTCTCGGGCGGAAACAATAACAACACCGAGAAGAAGATCATCATCAACACGGCGGGCGATCCGCTCTCGGGGCTTGACCGGGACGAGGCCGAGTTCAACGTCACGATTCAATACAACCAGAAGCCGCCGTTTGACTACGGCAAGGCGCAGCAGTACGTCGGCGCCATCAACTCTGACACCTGGAGCGGCGGCGCTCCGAAGACTTGGAAGTGCCAGTCTATTTCGGCTTCGCGAAAGTTCGAGGTGATCCCCGCTCTCGTTCCCGACGACCCGCCCGTCAAGACGTTCTTCTTCGACACGACGGTCACGATCGCGTACCGGGACTCGGGCTGGGACTTGCAGACCTGGGACGTTGGCTTCAACGAGATCGTCGGCGGCCAGAGGCGAAAGATTCTCGCGGGTAGCGAGCCGGTGAGCGAGCCTGCCGCCCTGACTAGCGGAAGAGCCAAGACCCCCGGCCAGCCGCCCGATATGTTGACATTTCGGCTCTACAAGATGCTGCCGTTCGTCGGCACGTTCGAGGCGATTCCGAACACGACCCCCACGGGCTATCCGTACAACCTGTAGTCGTCATGTCACAGCAATCCGCGAACAAGACCGAGCAGTTGGTGCAGTTTCGCCAGCGAGATGCGCAGCGAATCAACAATACCGTGCTGGCCCACGAGTCTGCGAGGCGGGGCCGCTCGCCGAGCAAACTGCCGCGAGCAGCAGGCGGCGGCGGCGGCGGCGGAATCGAGGAAGTGCTGTTCACTGGCGCGTGGCCCCAGAACACCTACAAGCAAGTGTTCTACGCATCGGACACGACCAATACCACAACGGCGTCGGCCCTGAACTTTTTC